CCGACAAGGTTTTTTCCAACACCGTTTTTTCGCCTTGTGCTATCGTGACATACATCTCTGCAATCAGTGATGTGTCAAATGGCAATATAAACTCTAACTTAGGTGTTGTTCCTCTTATCATGCTACCCCTCCTAATATCTAAATCTCACAATATTAGTATCATCTGACCAATAGCCGAATGTATCGTTATCACCGTAAGCTTTGACGCTTACTGTAGCTCCGTCCATTCCATCAACAATAAAATCATCAGTGTAATTAGTGCTGTAAAATGCTGTATAGGTCGTATCGTATTCTTTCCACGTTCCGTCAGTCTTTGTGATTCTTACCTTATAAGATGTTGCGTTTTCGACCTCTGACCATTTGACGGCTACATGACTATAGTTAAAATACCTTGATGCACTCTTGTAGTAAGATGCGTACTCCACTGTCGGAGTACTGAGGACGCATCTTGCCATCCAATTTTTCACAGCGTTATCGATTGCATCTTTTAAAGCACCATCGGGCTCGAAATTGATATCTGGAATCTTCACAGATGGTGGTTTAAGTGGTGGCGTACATGCCGACACCGGTACGGCACTGGAAAGAGCCAGTGTGAGCGCGCAGATTATTGCTACTAATTTTCTTCTTTTTCTTTTCATGTCGATTCCTCCTTTAATTGCCTATCGTACTTACTTTGGTTAGTGCTTGACCGATTGTCCCTCTGTACTCATACCGATACTCATTCTGTAGTCCACTGTCAGGATAAGCACTACGGTTTGCTGACGTCACATACTCAGATGTGTACCCGGCAGAATCTACATGTTGAGCACTGCTGCACTTCATGACGTACATTTCAATCGGATTCTTTTCCGTAACAACGTCAAACGTTGCATTGGTTGCAACCTTGAACACGCCGTCATTTCCGGATTCTTTTTTAACGTATTTTCCGCGCAGGAAATTCAGCTTTTGATAATCGCTCGTAGCTGTAACATGATACGTCTTTACAGGATCAGCGAGGACAACTTCTCCATTTTCTTCGCTGATTGCATCACTGTAGCTGATTGTAAAATTAGGTTTCATTCCAGTAACGCCCGCTGGCCAATTCCCAAGACTTAGTGCTTTTTCTGCGGCCAAATTTGGAATCAGCTTAGAACTAATCTTCTCCCAAACATGCACATTGACAATCTTATCCCGTTCCAATTCAAGATCATTTTCAATTTCTTTCCTTAACTCTTCTGCCTGTTTTTTTGCTTCCAGTGCCGCATTATCTGCATTGGTTGCTGCCTGCTTTGCTATATTTGCGTTTGTGGTGGCTGCCTGCGCTGCCTGATCCATATCGTTAATAACTGTTCTCATAGAAAGAAATTCTTTGTCACTCACGAACCCGTCTGTCTTGTATACTGAGCTCACAATTTTTGTATAAAAAGTCGCTGATTTTAGTTCTTTAGAGTCTTTGGTCAGCATTATTTCGCCTTTGCCGGTACCGGATGCTGCAAGCATCTGTTCTGTATATGTTACAAGGATCTTGTTGCCTGATATTGTACAGTCGTTCAGAACCTCGTTGCCGTCAGGCTTGTAGTATTTGATTCTGGCAGTGGTGCCAGTCGGTATTGTAAATACCTGCTTATTCTGTAGGAGTGTCACAGCTACTATTCTTGAGTTCTTATCGCCCTGTTTTACTACGACATATTCAAAAGGGCTTCTGTCGTCAAGGTCTACTGTGATTTCCTGTGTTATTTGTAGATCTGCCATGTCTTATCCTCTCATTCCTCGGGTTCCCTGTTCACTTTGTCGGGTGTGCCTGTTACTGTTCTGCCTATAGAATTAATTTCTTGTTGTGCATCGTTTTTTGTTTTGTACACGTTTGTCTTTATATCACTATACTCCATGCTTGCCTCCTAATAGTTTTTGCTTGTGGTGTCCCATCCTGTTATTATTCCGTTCTTAATTGTGATGTTGCATCTTTCGACTTTCGTGATGCCGGTGTTATTCCATGAGAGCCCACTAATTAATGACATGGTTCCGCTGGCATATTCTATATCCCAACCTTTGATTAATCCGTTTTCAACCGTTACTCCTTCCTTATTTTCAGGGAAAAGTTTTCCGCTAGCTGTGTTTCTAATCCACGGCGTTTGTTCTTTGTAGGTTTTTGCGTCAATCTGTATTACTGCATCTATATTTGCGTTGGGTGTATCGCCCTCTTCTTGTTGGCAACCTATCGATACTATATCATTGTTGTCGCACCAAAGTGCCACTTTATCTCTCCCTGTGTTTTTAACGTATACAGATCCCAGTGCACCAGCGAAATTGCCAGTATTTTGCCAAGAAAATACTTTTACTTCGTTGTTGTTGATATCTATTGATTTTTTGCCTCCGTGAACTTGTTTGAACGTGCCGCTGATTTCAGCGCCTTGGCAAGATAACTTTCCATCTTCCGTCATCTCCGAATTTTCACTCTTCCATGATATTTTTTTAGCCTGGCATCTTATAGCTTCTGCGCTCTGCTCTATTTGGGATGTGACTTCGTCGGCCGTGACCTTACTCTTTATGGCATTAGCATTTAGTTCTATTGCAGCACTTGCCTCTCTTTTATAGCTTTCAAGGGCATTATGTGCATCTGTCATTTTCTGTGTTGCGTTCTCTTTTGTTTCGTATGTCTCCGAGACTTTAGCCGATATTTTCCCTGCCTCTACCGTCAGTGCCGACTGCATTTCAGTGGTTGTTGAGTAGTTCTTGAGCTTTTCATCGGTAGCGGTGTTCGCATTATCTTCCGCTGTATTTGCAAGTTCTTGTGCTTTTGTCGTAACGCTTTGTTTGTATTCCACCGACAACGACTCTGCCTTGACCGTTCCGGCTTTGATGAGCATGCCGTCGAGTTCTCCGGCGCCGATGAAGTCTGCTATGATTGTCCCATCCTGCTGAATTGCCACGTTGAACGGTCCATTAACTCCGTTCGATGAGTGGCCAAGTCCTGCCTTATTCCACCTCCACACATTCTTGGCGGTCTTGGTGTCCGGAGTGTCCATGACGAAAATCTCTTGTGGATTCTCAGGCGGATAGAGTACTACATAGCCGCCGCTGTTGCCGGTGATGGCGGCTGTTGCATCCGCGATTCTTTGTTTGAGGCTTGCTTCCAGCTTCTCCGAAAATGTGGCAGTCTTTATTATTCTGTCAGCCTGCTCCTTGCTCTCAGCTGTAATCTGCTTGGTGAGGTTGGTTCTTGTCTTTCCGATTTCCACGTTCTCGGCACGCTCTTTAAGGACATTGTATGTGTATGATACAACCTTCGCCTTTACATCGATGTCGAGCTTTTCAATGATGACTGTTACTATGTCGCACAGGTCTATGCTGTTGAATGTGGCCAGATTCTCATTTCCTTTGATTTTGTTCATATCTTGGAACGAGGCTTTGATTGAGATACTTGGCTCATCGATACCGCTTTGAGCATACGCTGTTGCAACTTTTCGAAGCATGTCTTCTGTGATTACTACACCATCCTTGAACTTGTCGGAAAAATCCACCGGCTCGCATTTGAGTCTAGCATACCGGTCAGCGTTCGGAGTCTTTATGATGCCCTCTGAAAGCTTCACGAGGATTTCTTCCTCGCTTGTCTCGTCCTTCTTGTAACGTGCATATGGGAATATTGCAGTCACTGTGTTGGCTATGTTCTTCTCCTGCTCAGCTGTAATCAGGTTCTTTCCGTACCGGATTGTCTCGCCGGTATCCTTGCCTCTGCTTTTCCAGAGCTTTATCGTGAAATTATCAAACTGGTATTCACCGCCCCATGTGTCAAGAATCGAGCCCTCGACTCCTCCCAGCATCTTTCTGACGCTGATTACATCATCTACACCGGTGCTGTTGCGTGTCTGTATGTCAGACCATGCCGTATAGTTGTTTGGTACTGCTGCCTGCGAAAGAACCTGCTCAATTGCCTGCTGTGGATTCTTTCCCTCTATCACCGGCTGACATATCGGGTTGCTGTTCAGTTCATAGCTTATATGTTCGGCATAGAATGTATTCTCTCCTGCGATTGTCTTTCCGGATTTGTATATTCTGAAAAGCTGGTCATTATCCTTATTATTCGGCTTGGCTTTTATAATCGCATCCTCAGTAAGCTTATCAGCATACACTCCATTCTCGGGGTACTTGAGCGTCAGCTCGAAGGTGCCATTTCTTACCTCTTTGACCGTACACTCTGTTGCATCCTTTAAGAATCCTGTGCCGTTTCCTGTGAAATCGCTTGTTTTGGCTTCGTAAAGTATTGGTATCATAGGCTACACCACCTTGGTGTTAATTCTATCCTACTGACGTTTCCGCTCCATCTGATGTCATTTTGTCCTGCTGCAAGCTTAGGGAAGAGTGTTGTAAGCATCTGATTGTTACATAGTGTGTGGTCTTTGTATGCCGTCATCTGCTCGCTGTCGACCTCAATATATCCGTTCACATCCTTGAAGGTGTGTGCCCTGTTATTGATGTACAGAGTTACCGTGCCGGATCCGTATATTTTCATGTACGGTAGCGCGGTGAAATTCTCTGTATTGTATATCGTGGCTGCCTGTGACAGTGTGATTACTTTCTGCCCGGCATATGAATATTTGAATGGGTGACAGGTGAATGTCAGGTCTATCTTTCCAATAAGCATAACCGCCACGTCCTGAGCTGACAGTTCGCTCTCGAAGAGGGCTTCTCTGAAATAGCCCTCCTCGTAGGTATCATCCAGTCTCTTGTAGCCCGGCTCCTTTGAGAGCCATCCTGCAATGGCTCTCGCTGTATCCTCGATTGAAAAGTCGTTATTGTCGTCGAGCATCATAAAGCAGCTGTATTTCTTGGAGAAATCGCTATACTCGCCGTTGTCAAGCTCGTCTGTTTTGCCGTTGTAGACAATATTTCCTCTTCCCGGGATATTGATTTTTTCAATTACCGGCTTAGGAGCTCCAAAGACATTATTTTTGGAATTGATTGCTAAACCATATTCCAGTGAACTGTGTCCATTGTATGTAAAGCTGTTAATGTAGTCCTTAAGCATATGCTGCCTCATCCCTTTCTTTAATCTGTGCAGCCACCTCGAGCACCTCTTCTGTGAGCTCTCTGATATCCTGCTTTCTGTTGTTATAGAAATTTTCAATCTTCATTTCTACCTTTGTGTCTCCTGCTCCTCTCTTGCCGAGTGCCTCTTCAAGAGTCCTGTTCTTGGCTCCGTCGGTCAGAGGTGTGACGATGGTTTGTCCGTTTACTACCTGCAGTATCTCTGGTCCCGCCTCAGCTACGATTGCCTGTCCTTCCTTCAGTTTTCCACCTTTCGCAAGCCTAGGGAGTCTTAACCTTCCGATTTTGCTGATTGAAACTCCGGGTATCTTATTAATTAATCCAATAGCTCCGTTAATCAGTCCAATGGCTCCGTTAATGGTGTTCTGAATCATGCTGATTACTCCGTTGATTCCTGCCTTTACGGAGCCGCTTATTGCTCCAGCTATTGATGTGCCTAGCCTTGTAAACGTGTTCTTGATCGTGTTCCAAAGTCCGGAGAAAAATGAACCAAAGTTCGAAAATACTGCTCTGACTCCATTCCACGCTGCTCCGAACGTATCTCTGAAGAACGAGCCGACAGAGCTGAATATCGTCTTGACTGCATTCCAGAGTGTCTTAAAGTAATTTACAAAGCCGGAAAATATATTTTTGATTTCATTCCATGCTCCCTTGAAGTCTCCTGACAGCACGTCCTTGACGACTGCGAACACTCCCTTGATTGCAGTCCATATGGCTGAGAAATATGCCACTACGACATCCCATACCGCCTTGATGATGTTCCAGGCATTACGGAAGAACGACCCTAGCACCTCGCCTACTACAGAGAATACGACCTTGATATTCTCCCAGATAAGTGTGAAATACAGTACGGCCACATCCCATATTCCCTTGATTGCAGTCCATGCTACATCAAAGAAGCCGCTTAGCACTGTTCCTACTACCGAGAAAATAACCTTGATATTCTCCCAGATAGCCTCAAAGTACGGTGATACGAGGTTCCATACAGATTGAATGATGCTCCAGCAATCAGAAAATATCTGTGCTATGTCAGAGCCTATCTGCCTGAGCGTGTCGACCGCTGCCATGATATACGGCTCTATCAGAGCCCATATCTCCTGTGTCTTGGTCCATATGGTTTCAATGAAGCCCTTGATTGCTTCAATAATCGGCTCAAGGAATGATTTAATTGCTTCAAACACTGAATTGACAGCATCCCTGAACCATTCGCACTTGTTATACAGCGCGACGAAAATCGCTATCAGTGCCGCCACCGCCATAATCACTATCATGATAGGGTTCGCGGCCAGAGTTGTGTTTATTGCCGCTATCACAGGCTGTAAGAGCTTGGCAATGTTGATAATGCTCGAGACTGCCGTGCATAGCTTGCCAATGATGATGAGTACCGGTGCCAGCGCCGCAAGTACTGCTATGACTGTTAAAATTATCTGTTTGGTGCCTGAATCAAGGTTTTTGAAATTTTCAGTGGACTCTTTAACCTTTGCACTCACTGATGCAATCATCGGTTGAAGCATTGCAAGTGCCTCTTGTCCTAAATCCGTTGCTGTGTTCTTTATCTGATTTAGTGCTTTCTTGGCTTTATTGCTGTCGGTATCCAGTTTGTTAAAAGCGTCTGTCGTTGCGCCCGTGCTGTCATTCATTTGTGCAAGCACATTGTTAAACTCGTCTGCTCCATTTCCGAGTAACACCATAGCCGCTTTACCTGCTTCGCTACTGCTCCACAGGTCACTGAAGCTTTTGTTGTTTTCGTCAGCATATTGCTTTAATATTGCGAGAATATCAGACAGTGAATTTCCGTCAGCACTCAGCTGTGAAAATGACTTTCCGGTCTTTTCTCTCAGGATCAGGTCGACCGATGTTCCTCCTTTTCCCAATTCGTTAAGCATTGAGTTGAGGTATGTTGTACTTTCAGCCGTGGCAATACCTTTGGCTGTCATATCAGCGTATGCAGCGCATAGCTGGTCTATCTGTACATTATTTGCATTTGCCGTTGGGATTACTTTACCCATTGCACTTGCAAGCTCATTAACAGTGGTTTTACCAAGGTTCTGTGTAGTGATGAGCATATCGCTTATATGCTCCGTTTCACTTGCTTCAAGCCCGTATGCATTTAAGGATGTTGTAAGTATGTCTGTAGCGGCTGCTGTATCCGTGAAGCCCGCCTTTGCAAGCTTGCTGGAATTGGCTACGAAGGTTACGGCATCTGCTGTGTTCACGCCTCCGGATATAGCATTATATACAGACTCAGCTATATCATTTGCCGACTGTCCTGTGTCGTCGGATAGTTTAAGTATGGCTGAGCTCATATCATCCATAGACATTACGCTTGAATCGGCTATTGTTGACACTTTGGCCATTGCATCCTCGAAGCTTGATGCGCTTGCTATTACAGCCGTGCCTACTGCTGCCGCGGTAGCGCTTACAGGTTTGAGTTTTTCACCCACTCCGGTTATCTTATCGCCCGCCTTTTTGAAGCCATCTGCTACATTGTCGAGCTTTTGATTATTAAACTCTTCTGTTTGCTTCTTAAGACTTTTAAGATCCTGCTCCGTCTGAACTATCTCACGCTGTATCTCTCTGTACTGTTCCTCGCTGGCTTCGCCCTTTTCAAACTGTGCCTGCACCTGTTTTTCTGCCTCTTTGAGCACATTCAGTTTTTCTTTGGTCTGATTGACCGATTCAGCAAGGAGCTTCTGCTTTTGGGCTACAAGCTCTGTATTCTTAGGATCCAGCTTGAGCAGCTTATTGACTTCCTTGAGCTCACTCTGCAGGCTTCTGCTCTTTTTGTTCACATCATCAATGGATTTTGTCAGATTGGTGGTATTTCCGCCTATCTCGATTGTGATTCCCTTTAATACGCTTTTTGCCATTTAGCTTTTTCTCTCCTTTCCGAATTTTTCTCTCAGAGACTGCCTGTCAGGTTTCGTCTGTGTGATTCGCCAGCAGTTATCCAGGTACTCTCTGCCCTTCTCTGTCTGATTCAGGCTATAGATGTATGCCTCTCTCATATAAAAGAGATACTCATCCAGCTCCATCAGCTGTATTTCATTCAAATTGAGCCCCGTGTAATCCATAACAAGCTTCTCTCCCTTTGTCTTGAGTAGGAAGTGTGATTTTTCCCCGAAGTCGTCCGGATAATAGGGCAGTTTTAGTTTGGGTCCTTAGATACTCCCTGCACGAAATTCATATACTCGGTGATGAATATACTCATTTCCTCGAAATCGTAATTTTCCGATATGATTCTCGGTGATATCTTTTTCTTCTGCAGATTGTTTGACATGGTCTCTGCCACTACCTCTGCCATGGTGTCCATTGCATCATCGAGTGAAATCTGGCTGGTGTCTAAGCTCTGTACTGCTGCCAGCTTGTGGAACGTAGCCTTGACCGGCATCTTGACTGTGAGCTTCTCGCCCTCCTTGTGGATTATTTCTCCTTTCTTTCCCTTGATGTCATAGTCCTTGAGTGTGACGTGGAAAAATCTTCTCTTGATCTGATTGAAATTTAGTGCGTAGCTTGCCATTTTTTTTCCTTTCTTCTGAAAAGCGGCAGCTCAGACCTACTGTGCTGCCGTACATTTTTTATTCTTTCGGGTTCGCTGCCTGGCTTGCAGTGCCGCTCTCCTCGTAGAAATCGATAAGGGTGCCCTCTTCATCCATCGGCTCTGCTTTAAACTCTGCATCTGTGACAGTTTCCTTGTCTTTTGCAAAAGCGAGTGAAAAGCCTGCCTGATTGCTTCCAACAATCATCACGTAAAGGTCTCCGTCGACCGGATCCTCGTAGTGGAAACAGATAACATACTTTTCTCTTCTCTGATTAGAAATTCCGCCGAATTTCACTCTCTTGTATGTTTTCTTATTTTTTCCTGTGAACTCGCTGACGCGTGCAGTGTCGCACATCTGCTTGAATACCTGCGAGTTGAATGTCATAATACCTGTCTTGAGCGTTACCTCTTCCTCAGTCATGACGGTCTTACTCTTTTTACCGGAGTCATCCTTGGCTGTGTAGTATGATGGCTTGTACTCAAGCGTAGCGCCGCCGGAGATATACGCCATTCTGTTTGTTTCTTTGCAAAATTCTGTCGGATCCGGTACTGTTCCTGAGAATGTCTCAATATGCACATTTCCCGAACCTAAGATAATTTGTTCTTTCTCTTCCATCTTTTTCTCCTTTTCAAATTTTTTCGGTGATATCAAAGTCGTATGACGTCTGTACCATGTTCTCGCTGTCAATTTTCACCTGGTTCTTTCTGAATTCAACATCAAACAGAACCTCGCGCTCAATTCTTGATTCGATTGTTTTGTCCGGCTTTCTGTCAGTGTACAGCTCGAATGAAGCACTTATGTCTCTAATCATATTCTTCTGATCAGAGCCACGCTGTGTCTCATCTATCAGGTAACAGATGTAAGGTAATGTGGGTGCCGGTGTTCTGCTTGTTATTGTGAACTCATTAAGAGCCATCGGAAGATTAAGCTTCCTGAAGCGCTCGATGATTGTATCCAGTGTCATAGTCTTTCTATCCCTTCGCTTATTCCTTTAACGAAACGCTCCTCTGCTTCTTTCTCGACAGGAGCGATGTGTTCAAACGCTCTGACTCTGCCCGAGCCATTGCGCTTTACGTGACCTTTTTCAAGCAGGTGTGTCAGCTGATAGTGCTTTTTGTTGTAAACTGAGTATGTGACCTCTCCTGTCAGCTTTGAGACTCTTTTCTCTCTGATTTTGGAGTCCCAGTCTTTGGTATACTTTCCGGTTCTTTCCCGGTATGGTCCGCCCTTTTTCAGCTCGTCGGATGACCACTCTGCAGTGTCCTTTGCCTGTTCATTGACTATCTCTGTGACTGTTCCTGTGTAGTCCTCCATGAGCTTGTTGAGGGTTTCCGCAAGCTCGTCTGATGTGATTTTAACCTCCATACCTGCCTACTCTCTCTGCCGCATACAGCTCTATCCTGTCATCGTTTCTCGGTCCGTATGTACGGTATATGGTGAGGCGCTTGCCGTCGTATATGCACTCCGGCTGCCCGTCATATTCGTTATTCCAGACTGTGAACTTATTTGAGGCCTTGAAGCCTCTCTCTCCTGCTGCCGCGAATTCATCTCGGCCGGTGCTTTCAACTTTCGCAAAAACTTCCGTCTTTTCGTCAGTTTCGTCGGTTTCGCCCGGATGTATAAGAGTAATTAATGCATCCATAACGTCACTCCTTTGGCTGTCTGTAATTTCCACCTTTAATTTTGGTGAGTGTCATGTTGTAGCACTCAATCAGGCGCTCGTAATCGCTGTTGATTGAGTAATTCGCCTTAACGTAATTAAGCACCGCCTCAATCACGAGAGGGTCTTCCAGCTCATCAATGTATGTCTGATGTACTCCGATTCTTTTTAAGTCTGTGAGTGCGACATCGATAAGCTGGCTTATGTCATCATCCAGCATGTCAGTGGAGCTTTTTCTCACTCTGATTTTAGCTTTGTCTAGCAATTCCTCTCTCGTCATTTAAGCTTCTCCTTTTACGCGCCCGCTTTCTTTACACGGATAAATCCATTCTTAGAAGCTACTGAGCCTCCTACGAAGATATCTGCACGGTAAGCAACCTGTCCCTGCTTGAACTTGTAGTCGGTTGACTTTCTAGCATCGATATCAGAGAAGATTGCAAGCTCGTAGTTCTCAAGCGGTCCGTATGCCATCTCGTAAGAGCCTGCTGCTGTAGCCGGATCCGAAATGGCCTTGCATGCGCTGTTGATAATGTACGGTACTCCGTCAATAGTTCCTGTGTTGCCGTGGTTTACGATTGTGTAAACCTTTCTGCCCTGCTTGTCTCTGAGTTTTGCAAAGGCCTTAAGGTCTTTCTTGTTGAGAATGAGAACCGCGATGTCCTCGACCTCTTCCTCTCCGCCATAGCTGTAGATGATTTCATCGAGGGTATCTGATGCAATCTCTGTGATTGTGGTGATATCCGTCTTAGGATCAATGACCTGCTCATTCTCCTGTGCCGGATTGTAGAAAATACCTTTGAGCTTTGATGTTGTACCATCTCCGATAAGGATCTGACGGCTGATGTATCTCCTAATAGCCATGGTCACGGATGACTCGACTACTCCGTCATAGTCAGCATCGGGAAGCTTGATCATCTCCTCAGGCTCCTCTGTGTATGCTGTGATCTTCTCTTTCTTGATTGTCACATATCCAAATTTTGGCTCGGTCGGGTTGTAATCAGCGCCCTCTTCTGATGTGTCGGCGCCATCTCCGTATGACTCAACATATCCTCTCTGATAAGTCTCTCCACCCGGTAATGGGATGGTCTTAACCCTGTCGATTAAGCTTGATACATCGTTAAAGGTTGGCTTCAGGTCTGATGCCTCGTGTGATGGGAGCACCGTCTGAGCTGTGGATAGAGCGTTTTTTATCTTTTTCGACACGAGCTTTGCAGCAAATTTTACTGTATTGCCGTTTTTGATCTTTTTTCCGCGCTCTGAAATCTGGTCAAGTGCTCCATTTGAGCCCTCACCCTTATTTGTGTCGTCATCAGAAGCTCCTGCCTCTGACGCCATGGTTGCAAGTCTCTGTCTTGCCTTTGCGTCCTGGAGGATGCCGTTGATAATGTCAGCCTCCTCAAGAATCTGGTCAAGCACATCGCCCTCTTCATTCTCAGCGAATGAATTAAGCTCTTTGAGTCTTGCTTTTAAGTCTTTTGCGCTCATTTTCATGAGTGCGTCTTTAGTTAGTGCTGTGTACATGTTAATCTCCTTTCGTGAAGTTATTTATTGTGATTTTTTTGATTTGATCACGCTTTTTAGCGTTGTCTGCAGCGTCTTTGTTCTTTCGGGCTGAATCCATCGTTTTTTTGACATTTTCCGGAATGTCAGCATAATCTGTGACTGCTGCCGCGTATTCTTTTGTATCTCCTACCTCGATATCGAAGTATTCAGAAGCATCGGCTCCGTTCAGCCATGTCTCTTTGTCCATAAGTTCCTTGATGGTGTCGATAGATACACCTTCTTTCAGGTGTTCTGCATAGATATTCACAATGCCTGTGGATATCTGGTCTAGGTCATCTGCTATCTTTCGCAGTTCTTCCGCATTACCTGTCGCTGACGTCCACGGATTGTGAATCATCAGAAATGCATTTGACGGTATCGTGGGCTTATTGGAGCCTGCGAATGCAATTACCGAAGCTATCGAGCCGGCAAGTCCATCAACGTATACGTTCACCTTATTGGACTGTGCATGGCGCCTCAGCATGTTGTAGATTGCTATTCCGGCAAATACCGAGCCTCCACCGCTGTTGATATATACATTCAGGTCCTTGCCCTGCTGCTCGTTAAGGAAATTCTTGATTGCATCCGGATACTGGTCTTCATCCTGCCATGCTCCCCACCAGTCGGAAACGATATCTCCGTAAAAAAACAGGTCGGCGCATGTATCTGTTTGATTTTTGATTTCCAAGTTTTTAAATAATGGCACGTTAATCACCTCCTGTCTGATTTGCTCCGCTATTGGAATTACTACCAGAGCCTATCTGATATATGCTCTGTTCGTCTGCCTTGACATAATTGAGAGATACCATTCTTACATCGCCGTCCTCAATCGGTTCATAATACAGCAGCTCTCTGTACTCGTTGATGGTGATTATTCCACGGTCGAAGAGCTGAGCTCCGATGTTCGTCCTTGTCTGCAGTGAGGCACACTGCAGTCTGTCAGCGGTGAACACTATCTTGTTACCACACCCGCGCTCACGCTCTGTTAACAGTTTGAAGGTGCACTCAAGTGAAAGCTGTATCGCTATCGGTTCAATCACCGACTCATAAAATGCATTCCACTCTGCCTCATCGAACAAGCTCATGAGAATCTTGTCATTGCAGTTGTAGTATCTGTAAATATTTTCTCGCAGGAACTGGCTCTGCACTGTCGGTATGGTCTGTGTCTTCTGATTGATTTCGTGGAAATCTGTCGAAGAATCAAGACCGCCAAGACCGCCCTCGTTGGATGCGTCCATATATGCTTTTTGGAAGTTCACAACCTTCTCTTTCAGCTCATCCTCGTCGATGAAGTTGTTATATTTTAGATATCCCTTGAGATTTGCTGACTGTCTGACCACGTTTCTTAGTGATTCTGCTGTCACATCCAACAGCTCCAGCGAGGTCTTGAGCTGTGCATCGGGCGGAGTGCCTAAGAATCTCTTTTTGTTGTAACGTGATTTCAGGTGTATGACCGCCTGATATGGCACCGTATATTCCTTGCCATCATAGTCCCATGTGAACTTAAAAAACGTATTGCCCTTCTCGTCATCCCATATGCGGTGTGATGTGGTCGTAATGGGATTTATGGACTTCACCTTTGTGAAATCGTCATTGTAGAATATGACTGCAAAGGCATTTGATCTGTATACCAGGTCTGATGCCATCTTGTAGAGTGCGTCATACGGTGTCATTTCCGGACTCCATCTTAGCGATAGCAATCTTGCCAAATAGTCGTCTCTGACAGTCAGCCCCTTGGCATCATGCCTTACAAGCTGTGGCTTGAGTTTGCCGCAATTTGTGCCTATGCAGTTTGCTATAGCGCCTACGATGTCACTCTCGTATAGATCGCTACTCGGCTGATACTCGCCTCGTGATATGAGCAGAGGCATGTATTTCCATTTTTTAAAATTGGCCAAATCTTTAAGAATTCCCGTATGTCTCACCCCTTTCCTATCTGCCTCAGTATCATGCTACCAAAAAAAAAAACGCAGCGAATTCTCTTATATTATCACTATTCT